TGCTGAGAATATGCCTACAGCCATAACCTCAACACCTGCTCCTGTCGTAATTTTCCATGCACCAGTAGTAGATGCAGCGTTGATCTCGATATTGTAGACATTGATACCTGTGCCGCATGATGCAGGTAGCACTGTATGGGTCAATATGCCTACGCCTGTTCCGTCTACTAGCACTACATTGCCTGTAGCAGCGGTGGAGACTGTACATATTAGTCTGTGGATGTAGTCACCGATTGCGCCTGTGCCGCCTAAGACTTGTGCTGTTTGACTGACTGCAACGTGTTCGGATTGGTATCTATAGGGTGATTGTATGCTCATATTCTGCCTCTCTTAGGTTGATTTGCTTGCGCCCACACATCGTTAAGTGTTGCTGTGTTTTGCTCTCCTACCATCAGCGGTTTAGCTGCATCAGGTTGTCTGACTCGCGGCTCTGACCGCCAAGCTATTGATAACATTCGGAAAGCGTCTGCCGGATGAGAACACCAGTCATGTCTTGGTGTCTGCCTAAACGCCTTCTTGTCCTCATCATACTCTCGTTGGTATTGACGTAAAGCCTCTATGCCTTCACTGCACTTGTCTGCATCAAACCAGCACTGCGGCAAGACTTTACGAACAGCCTGTATACCGTCTTGCACTGACAGATCTGGCACGATAGATAGGCTATTGATGCCAAAATGTACAGCTAATTGCTCAATTACTGACTTACCAGCAGCCGCCAATGTCTTAGCTCTAGCATCATGCGGTAAGTGGTGCTTACCGAAATTATACGGCCTTGACAGGATATTTGCAGCAATTTCATCAATATTAGCACCAGAAACGGCGTAATAATCAATTATATGTACTTCATCGCGAATTACTTGATAAAACCAGACTGCTGTGTCATCCCTATAACCAAGATCGAATGCAGTATGAACAGGCACGTTGTTGTCGTAATTGACTTTGGTGACGCGCCCTTGCTCTGTAGCCTCTCGCATCTCTGTACCGTAGTACGCGCCTAGTATTGCAGCCTCGAATGAGCATTCGTACTCCTGCATATACTGGTCTGGTGACAGTTGAGCCTTAGCTGCTTCAAGTTCGCCCTCTGGCAATAACTTAGATACTGATGCTGGCAGGTTTAAGCAGAACCACTCGCTAGGTATTTTTTGAGCCGTATTGTATATGTTCCAAAACTGATTTTTACCCTTCGGAGTACCGCCAAAGACGCACCATCCTTGCTTGTCTGACAGAGCAGGTCTAATGACGTTACCAAATACACTAGGCTTAAAATCACCATATTCGTCCAGATAAACGCCATCAAATCCCAAACCTCTCATGGCATCAGCATTATCAGCTCCGAATAACCGTATCCTAGCTCCGTTGACTAGCTGTACATATAAATCAGACTCGTTCTTCTCTACAGCAGTGGTCGAGGCAAGATACTTTAAGTATTCCCAAGCGATAGTCTTAGCTTGGCTTCTATATGGACTAATGTAGGCGTATTGCGATCTAGGTGTCTTGTTAGATAGAGCAGCCCTGAGCATATCGGCGATTGCTGCTATAGTCTTACCTGCTCTCCTGTGGGCCACTAGACAAGCCCATCGCTGGGTGCGATTGTGGAATGGCTTAAACGCTTCTCTAGCTTTGTAGGGTATTTGGTGTTCTATTTTCATGCAAGCCAAGTAAAGGTATGTTCTTGCACTCCTCCATCTGCACCAGTATGTTCTAGCTTCTGTGTCTCAGCCCACTTCATCTGTGTCTTGCTCCACCAGATCATAGCGGTTACATCTCCACCAGCAGCCTTCTGAAATAAGGTCTGGCCTATCTTAGAGTTAGCCTTTGCTTTGCCTGTTACTAGCTCACGCTTAAAATGCTCTCGTAGCGTGTCTAGGTGTATCCCTTCCCTAACAAGCACCGCTATATGGTCTTGTGGTAATCCGTAGCCAGCCATAGCCTCTACACTCTTGCGTTCTTGCTCAGTAGGTACGAACTGTGGCCTACCTGACCCGGCTCTCTTTCCACCGTTCTTAGATCGACCATCCTTTTTTAGTGCGGGTTTATCAATTCTCATACTAGTCCTAATGTGTATTGTTGAGTCTAATAGCTGGCAGTTTAGCTGCATCTATTACATCTTCCAGATACTTTATAGCGTCTAGCCTTGTCATACCTTGAATGGTAGCCGGAAAGCTGCTGACTGGCGCTCCTGTTCCATCGCAGACTATCTCGTGCATTGCGTAGCCGTTATGTGTCTTGACCATGCGTATCATGCTAGGAATTTCAGCTTGTAGATGGTGCTGTCGATTAGTTGTGCTATCTCATCTATTATATTCTGTAGCTCTGAGTCTTGCGGTAGCTTCTTTCTTTCATCTTCTACATACTTACTTAGACTTGTCAGATACTTTAGTGGTGGGGTAGGTAGTAAGTAATACTTCTCATAATCGCTGATGATTCCGTAGCAGCCTTGATACGCCTCTACGAATGAATCTACTAGATCTTCTACTTCCTCATAGTACATACCTAGCGCAACGTGTTCGCTATAGCTTTTGGTCTGGAAGTGCAGTATGTGAGCGTTAGTAATGCTGTGCAGTAGTGTTAGTACGAATTGTTGTGGTGAATGACTCATTTATCTCTCCTATTTGATTTTGTAACGATCTCGACATGGAGCGCATACTCCCTCTACTAAACGTCCTGACCACTCGCCACACAAGTCGCAGTCACCCGGCGATCCTTTAACTAATGGCTTACTGGCCCGTTTAATCAGGATTGCTAGTCTCTTCTCTGCTTGCTCGTTAGCGTAGTCAGCCTCGTCCATCTACCATCCTCTGTCTATAACAGAACTCCTTACACTTGCAGACTCCCTCTTCTGTTGCCTCGTTCTCACCCCATTTTCTAAACTGGATGACGAGCCTCTTTCTTACTTCTCTGCAATTATTCTTTAATATTAGTCTTTGTCGGCAACTGCGGCAATTGAATTGGTATAAGCCAGAGTTAGGGTTCTTCTCTGCTATCTGGCACTCAGGACAGTTCAAATTCCAAGCCCGTAGACTCTAGCGTTGCCTTCTTGCCAGTAAATTCCTGCCACCGTTTCACGATAACGTCGACATACTTCGGGTCTAACTCCATCAGGCGGGCGTAGCGTCCTGTTTTCTCGCAGGCGATCAGGGTTGTACCTGTTCCACCAAAAGGATCGGAAACAATTGCGTTGATAGATGTAAAGCTTTCTATTGCCCAGAGAGGAAACCCAACTGGAAAAGTTGCAGCATGAACTTTTGAGAATTCGTTATTTCTGTTTGGAGGCCCGTTATAGACATTCGACACCGTACCCCTAAAATTCGCCCCCGGTATCGCCCTGCTTGGATTCTTCTTTTCAGTTATCAATAATATGTATTCAAACCTAGAACTTAATACATTCTTAGCCATTGCAGGCGCGGCGTGTCCTTTGTCCCATATACACACATCAATCAGATTTCCCTTATACGTTGCCATGTAATCAACGAATGATGTTTTGTTACCTGCAAGCTGCTGAAGATTGACAGCCATAAATTCACAAAAGCCAATCCAAGCATTAGTAAATCCGATTAACAAATCTAGGTATTCTGATTGAGTCTTATCATCCTGATAAGCCCCATATTTATTATCGCCAGAATGTGTATTACCTGACAACGCCTCCGATTTGCCTGCATTGTAAGGTGGCGATGTAAATGCCATATTGGCCTTCTGCCCATCCATCAGCTTCTCAACCGCATCAATGCTCGTGCTATCGCCACACATTACCCGATGCTTACCCAGCAGCCACACATCGCCTAGCTTAGTGATCGGAGTCTCTGGCACCTCAGGTACAGCGTCCTCGTCCGTTAACCCTTCGGTTATCTTAGGACTAAGTTCGGCTATCTCGTCTAACGTAAAGCCTGTTAACTCTAGGTCAAAGCCCTCCTCTCCCAAGCCTTCAAACTCTAGCGCCAGTAGCTCATCATCCCAGCCAGCGTTCATAGCCAGCTTGTTGTCTGCAATAATATAAGCCCTTCTTTGCGTCTCTGAGAGGTGATTGAGCCGGATGCAGGGGACACTATCCAATTCAAGTTTCCGCGCAGCCAGCACCCTCCCGTGGCCTGCTATGATGCTCGACTGCTCATCTATTAGAACAGGATTGTTAAAACCAAACTCCCTAATACTTGCTGCGATCTGAGCTACTTGTGCATCAGAATGCGTCCTAGCGTTGTTTGCATAAGGAATTAGTGTCTCAATGCCTATCTGTTCAATTAACATACAGGTTGTCTCTTTGTGTAGTAGGTATATAGCCAGACTTCTTTGCGGCCCAATATCTGGTTAGACTTTATAGCTACTCTAGTGACATATCTCTGCTTGAGCAAATAGCATAAAGCCATTGAGATTTCGCAAGTCTTTAGGTCACATCTAGCATCTATCTCAGCTAGCGTGATCTCTCCCACATAGTCCTTTAACAGCGCCCGAATTGTAGATACTGCTCGTGCCATACTTCCTCCTGATATATATCATAATTATACCAGAGTATTATACTTATTTACATACATTCCATTGCCCGCTGGGCCTGTGTGCTGCGTATAACTCTTTACGTTCAGCCTTTCCTTCTTTAGACTTTTTATCGTCTCTGAGCGACTTTTTTATTAGATTAATGTCCTTTCTCCTAGACTCTGCATCAGCCGCATTGTCCTGTCTGTTTACCTTGTCTCCGTGCA